GTTTCCCAGTCACGATCTCCAACAACGTGGACTACATCGTCAAGTTGAACGAGGGCAGTTCGCAACAAGCTCCGTCCGGATTCGTGCAAGCCGCAATTGAAAAAGGTATCAAAAGCCTTAGTACACGAAGACCAAGTAGAAGACGTAGATAGTGGTCACTGTAGTCGATGCGCGTGAAGCAATCTACAGCCGGTGGAGCACTCAATGGGTATCCAGCGGCGCGGCTCGCACTGCGTTCACTTTTGAAAACGATGCTTTCTCCGAACCTGATCACGATGATTACTGGGCAAGAGTCACAGTGCTCGGCCTTGGCGGTGGTCAAGTCTCCCTTGGTCCAACTTCCGGTCGTAAGTACCGGAGACTCGGGTCTGTGATCGTTCAGATCTTCTCCCCAGTTGATAGTGGAATGACTACGTCTGGTGGTCATGCAGAAGCCGCTTTGGATATCTTCGAAGGAGCTTCTTTCAGTAATTTGTGTTTCAATGATGGGTCCATTCGAGAGGTCGGAGTTATGCCCGGCGAGAAATGGCACCTCACTAACGTAGAAATCCTTTTCGACTTCGAAGAGACTAAGTAATGGCACAAGTAAAAGTAAACACGATCTCTTTGAGCTACGCCATTGAGTCGACTCCCGGAGTTCTCCCGGGAACGCCGACCTGGAAGCTCTTGGAGCCCGAAGATATTGGTCGATTTGGGGTCGAGGTTTCTAAGGTTGCCCGTAACCCCATCTCCAAGAACCGCCAGCGTCGCAAAGGTGCGGTGGTCGATCTCACTAGTGGTGTTGAGTTCGAAGCTGACTTCACGCTCGAGCACAACATCGACTTCCTCGAAGGTTTCATCTTCTCGACGTTCCAAGGCCCGGCGGTTGTTCAGGCTGGTGCGAACTTCGAAACGTTGGTAGTCTCTTCGGCTACGGCGTACGGCCACGACGCTCTCGCGGCTGCCATCGCTGAAGGCGCCTTGGTTTATGGTCGAGGATTTCCCACGGCTGCTAATAACGGCCTCAAGGAAGTCGATTCCGGATCTACTACGACCAGTACACCGATCGTTGGTGGCGGACTGACAGTTGAATCTCCTGCGGAATCCACGGGAGCGACTTTGGAAGTTTGCGGTGTCCGGGCTGCGACCAGTGACCTTGCGATCACCGTTGCCAGCGGTACGGCGACCTTGACGTCCACAACTCTGGACTTCACCACGCTGAGCCTGACTCTTGGTCAGAAGATCCACATCGGTGGCCTGACTACCTCGGAGCAGTTCTCTGCCGGTGCTGGCTACGGTCGAATCACGGCCCTGTCCGCGAACTCGATGACCCTTGACCGACTCGATTCTGCTCTCGCTACGGACCCTGGAACAGGCGACACGGTTGACCTTCTTTTTGGTCGATTCGCGCGCAACGTGGACGTCGACGACGCTGACTACATCGAGCGCACCTTCCAGTTCGAAGCTGCGTGGCCGGACCTTGCTGGCTCGGGTGTGGACCGCTACTCCTACAGCTTGGCCAACCGCGCCGACACGATGGCGATCAGCCTTCCTTTGAATGACAAGGCTTCGATCTCCTTCGGTTTCGTCGGCACCGACACCAACAACCCGACCGGTACTCGCGCTACGAACGCGGCTACTCCGGTCAATCCCAACCAAACGGCGGCCTTTGGCACGGCTAGTGACATTGCCCGCCTAGTGCTTCGTGACTCGAGCAACAACGATCAGGTTACTTGCTTCAAAAGCCTGACCTTGACGCTCAGCAACGGTGTTACCCCTGAGAATTGCCTAGGGACACTGGGAGCGACTTTCGTGAACGTGGCTAACTTTGAGGTCGATTTTGATGCACAGGCCCTCTTCACCGAGGAGTCAGTGATCGCTGCGATCCGGAATAACACTACGCTTGGGCTGGACTTCATTTTGACGAACAGCGATGGGGCCATTGCGTTTGATATTCCGTCCCTGACGCTCGAAGGTGGGGATTTCGAGCTACCTCGTAACGAGTCTGTGATCATCAACGTGCCTGGGCAGGCATTTGGAGACGCGACCTTGGATACCTCGCTCTCTGTTAGTCTTTTCCCAGTTGTCCCTACTTCCTGACGTAACGATTTTTGTCTAGAATAGGGGCTGCGGGCATTGTGCCTGCAGCCCCTATTTGTCTCTGAAAGCCCATGTTTAGTAATTACTCCAATCTCAACCATGACGACCAAACGGTCGTCGAGTTCGTTTTCCTCCAGATTCCCGGCCGCCCGGTTCTCAAAGTCGCCCCCGCTACTGAGAGTCACGAGGCCTACTACAGCGACTTCCTGGAAGCCTCCGCTAAGCTTGCTCCCCGCGCCCTTCAAGCCCAGAAGAAGCGCAACAAGAACATGAAGGTCGCTCGCCAGATCATCTCTGAGAGCCGGGACCAAGAGCGCGAGCTCTTCTCCCGTCACATCGTTCGCGGCTGGGAAGATGTCGTGGATGACCAGGGAGAGGTGGCCGAGTTCACCCAAGAGAACTGCCTCAAGTTCCTCCAAGCCCTGCCGGACTTCCTCTTCGACGATCTGCAGGAGTTCTGCAAGATGCCTTCGAACTTCATGATCAACGAAGGCCCTTCCAACGAAGAGATCGAGGCGCTGGCAAAAAACTGAGTGACCGGCTCTTCTGGGAACTCGAGGTCCACAAGAATAAGGACTACATCGAGTCCTACGCCTCCAGAGGACTGGAGCTTCCTGAAGGCGTCATCAAGGCAGAGGAGCCGGGATACATTCCTCACGCCGGATTCTACGTTGAGGCCTTCTGGGCTCTCGACTCAGAACGCCAACCATTAGGGATGAGCCTAGGGCCTATCCCCCGGTCCAAGATCCGGGAGTACGCTAGCGAAAAAGGCCTCTCCCGTGTTATGATGGACATCTTTGAAATCGTCATCCGACGCATGGACGGAGTCTATCGAGAGTACATTTCCGAGGGCAAAGGTCAGCCTAAAAAAGTAGAGATCAAGGGTAGGTAATGGTTGACTTTGACATCAATGTACGTCTGAACACAGGTCAGACTACAAGGCAGGGAAGACGAGTTGAAAGGCAACTCGAGAGGATTGCCCGTCAGGGGAGGCGACTTCAAAACACCCTCAACGCTGCCTTCGCTTTCACTGGACTGACCCTTGGTATTAGGGAGATCATTCAGCTTGCTGACTCCTTCACTAACATTCAGTCTCGCCTAAGAGTTACTTCTGATGAGACTCAGAACCTAACTGCACTCACTGAAGATCTCTTCACTGTAGCCAATAGGACTCGTGTTTCCTTTGACACTACGGCTACGGTTTACAACCGACTAGCGTTTCAGGCAGACGAGCTGGGTCTTTCTCAAGACCAACTACTTCGAATCACTGAACAACTAAACCAGGCCGTTATTGTTTCCGGTGCTACTGCACAGGAAGCCCGCAACGGTTTGATTCAGTTTTCTCAGGGTATTGCGTCTGGTGCTCTGCGAGGAGATGAACTTCGAGCCGTCTTGGAGCAGTTGCCTGTTGTGGCTCAGACCTTGGCTCGAGGTCTCGACACTAACGTTGGCTCCCTTCGTCAGCTTGGCGCCGAAGGCTTCCTGACGTCCGAAAGAATCGTTGAGGCCTTCGAAAAGGCTGGCGGAACTCTTGACGAGCAGTTCGCCCAAACGATTCCCACGATTGAGCAGGGCTTCACTCGTTTGGGCAACAGTGCTCTACGTGCAATTGGAATCATCGGAGAAGACAGGACTGGTTCTCGCTCTAGTTTCCTTGTTGGACTTGCAGATTCAATCGACACTGCGACCGACAGTCTCAACCGATTCTTGATTGTTGCCACCGCCGGAATCGATGGTGGCTTGGACGGTATTGCTCAAGCTCTTCAGGACTCAGCTCTCGGAAAGCTGGACACTAGTGAAGCTGAGACTCAGGTTGAGAATGTCAATCGTCGTTTAGCTGAGACACGTCGCCAAATTCAAGCTCTTGAAAGTGGTTTATCTGGCGGAACTTTAGCTCAGCTTTCTTTAGGAGGTCTTGAAGCAGAAGAACTTCAAAAGACCAACCGTCAACTTGATAACCTTAATCGAAGAGCTGAATCTCTTTTTGCTCAGCTTGAAGGCTTAAATGCTGAGGTTGATGAGGACACTCTTTTCCGTCGCACTGCTCGAGAGAGAATCGATGCTCTAGATAAAGAGACTGATATTCTCAGAAAGAGAGGAGACGAAAGAGTCAAAGCTCAAGAGATTCTCAAAGAAACCATCCGCCTTGAGAAAGAGCTCAACTCTCTGACCTCTACAGAAAGAGAGAACCTGGATGCTGCTATTGATCGTCGGCTCCAGGCTGAACGCTTCGCTGAAGTTCAAGATCGACTTATCACACAACAAGACGAGTTCCAAAGACTCGCAAACGCAGG